TTGACAAGAGTGGAAGGTGATATAGTGAGTAATGCTTTTGACGATTTAGAAGTAGAATACAATGTAGATATAATTAGTGATTTAATTGAAAAATCTATTGAATTAGGTGTAGATGTGGATAACTTAACAGAAATGAGAGACCTTATGTATCAAATGGACTCTACGATAAAAGACATGAAATCCAATGTTTCTTTAACTTCTATGGATATTGATGAACTATCCAAACGCATACTAAAACTTTACAAAAAATTAGGTGTGCCTTCTTTAGGACAACTTCGTAAGTTAGAAACTTCTAAAAATGTAGAAAGAGATATAGACAGAATCAATGACAAAGTAAATCCTGATGCTCAAATGTTTGATAGTGTAAAAGAATCTATAATCAAAGACATACGTGAAGGTGATGTGGAACAACGATTGAAACAAGTAGAATCAACTAAATTGAGTTCTAACGCTTCCATTCAAGACATCATAGCAAACAGTGTTGAAGAATATAGAAAACAAGAGCAAATGGCGGAGCAAACTGAAGAATACGAATCTTTAGAAGAAGACGAAGAAGCACTAACTCAAGAAATTATGGCTTTAAACGAAGGTGACATAGTAGATATAGCAACTATATTGACAGAAGGAGTGGAATATAGAACCAACGAAGGACCAAGACAATTAAACGGTGACAAAATAAGAAAAGCATTTGTAAAACAATTGAGAAAATTATTAACAGACAATTTCGATTTTAGAGAAGAGTTCATTAAACAATTTAGAAGTATTTCACAAAAAGATGCTAAATTAAACGGATTATCAACAGGTAAAGAACCAATTTATGAAACCGCAAAAGAAGTGTTGGACAAATACGTTACAGCAAAACAATTAAGTAAATTGGACGAAACCATTAATTTATCGGAATACGGTGAAACCCCAATAGCGGGGAGTATGTATCCAGCGATGAAATTTCCAGAAGCAATGAAACGAGGGTTTGGTATGAGACAGCAAAAACATAATGAGGAATTAGAAGCACAAGCACAATTGAACTCCATGCCTCGTGTTGCTTTTCAAGTGAAAAAAAAAGGACGACCTCCAGTGAAAATTGGTAAGGGTATTGATGTTGCGATTCCGCAAGACACGTATAAAACCTTTGGGAAACATTTGATTCATTATCCTTCTTTAAGAGATGATTTTAAATTGTCTATAAAATACCCGTCAAGGTCTAAAAATGTAGGCAAAGTCAAAGTGGTTTCTCCAGAATATCGTGAATTACTTATGGATATGTTGGAACGAGGAGTATTGAGTGATAGAATGTATGACAAATTAGTAAATGAAGAAAAAGAACATTTCAACCAAGCCGTAAAAGCAAGTGGGCTCATGGAAACCATTAAATTAAAACCAATAGACGAAGATAAAAAAGATTTAGTAGAACGGTTCAAAGTATTGCGAGGCCAATTTATTGCTGGTAACAACGCACCTACACTCATCAAAGAATTACGTTCTGTGATTTTGCACTTCATGGAAAAGGGGCAAATCCAAAAACAAGACGGTTATGATTTACTAAAAGAATTGTCGGCTGTTGAAAAATAATTTCTATCAATATAATATAATGGGAAAAACAATTATATTAAATACTTCTAATATAGTGGAAAATTCAAACAACACGAAACTTGTATATAACTTTCCAAGCGGCGGATTCACATTTAAAAACGATATGATTGCTCTCCAATCTGTGTATCAATTCTTTAGCATTTTCAATATTACAAGTGATTACGGTAACAATAGTTTTAGTTATGTTTGGTTTGACGGAGTGGAATATTCAATCACGATTCCAGATGGTTATTATGAAATTAGCGATTTAAATTCATACTTCCAATCCATCATGATTGCCAACACACATTACATGACGAATTCGGCGGGGCAATTCATTTACTTTTTAGAATTTATAGTCAATACTTCAAGGTATGCCGTTCAGATTAATTCATATCCTTTAGACGCTGATATTCAAAGTTCAAATGGTTATATATTACCAAGCGGGGTATCGTGGTCTGTCCCTACTACTTCCGCTTTATCACAATTCAATGTAAACACATCAGGTTTTGGTGAAGTATTAGGGTATGAAATTGGGTCTTATCCTGATACGCAAGTAGGTTCAACTACTGCCAGTTTTTTAAGTAGTGTTGCTCCACAAATAACTCCATATAGTTCCATATTGGTTTCATGTAATTTAGTCAATAATAGAGCCGTTATTCCATCTAATATTTTAAGTTCATTTACTCCTTTAGGAACAAGCATTGGTAGTTTATTTAAATTTGAACCAAACTATTTACAATTTGCGGATGTGGAAGACGGACAATATACTCAATTGGTTTTGGAGTTTAGAGACCAATTAAATCGAACAATTATCATACGAGACCCTAATATGTTGATGACTTTATACACAGAAACGAAAAATAAAAATATCTAAATATATATATATGCCGTGTTGTTATCATTCCAAACGCAAAGGAGGTCGTGGAGTCATGATTAAAAAAGGTAAAAGCGGTTGTGGTATTAAGCGAATGTTTAGAGATGGTCTTGCTGGTTTAGGAAAGAATGCTGAAAAAGTAAAAGACGATGTTGCTCCAAGAATGAAAAAAGCAACCGAAGCATTTAAGAAATTTGATGGATTACAAATAGATACTTCAAAAGGAAAACCTAAAAAATATATTTCGTTGAATTTTTAAGTTTGTATTAATTTTTTTTCTATGGATATACTATAATGGATAATTTGGTTTTTGAAGAGAGTATTACAACTGAAACCGACCAAAGTGAATTTACAGAAAAAAAATGGGTGTATGTCAATGACAACAACGCACAAAATTATTCGTCTCAGGTAGTGATTGATTCTACGCCACTATCCAATGCTGGTGGTTATGTGAATTGGAGTGAAGGTTACATTCTTATGCCTTTAGTTGTGGAAGCAACTGCTACTGCTGGTTTAGAAGATGCTGATTCGCATAACATGATGGGATTTAAAAATGGTTATTGGAATATGATTAACTCTATGAGTGTTGAATTTAATAATCAAACTATCGTCCAACAAACCCCCTTTTTGAATGTATTCCGTTCTTTCAAAGCACACACTTCCTTTAGCGAAAGCGATGTCATCAATCACGGAAATGAATTGGGTTATGCTCTTGATACTGCTTCGTCGTGGGGTTATGACAATTCGGATAATTTGAGTGGTAGTGGTATTTACAACAACGAATATGCTCCTGCTACATCAGGTCATGCTTTAACTACCAACTGGGATTTAGGGTCTCATAACGAGGGATTGCGGAAACGCATGGAAAATACAAATAAGTTTTCCAGTGGTAAAGGTAAGAGTGCTGTTGTTGCGGAAGCGACTCGTGGGTTGCTTTACCAATCACGATGTGTTTCTAAAAGTGCTACTTCCGTCGTTTGGGAAGTGTATGCTAAACTTCGTCTAAAAGATTTAACGGATTATTTTGAAAAAGTTCCACTACTTAAAGGTTCTACTATGCGGTTTCTCATCAATACCAATCAAGCGGAAGTTTCTTTTACTCCTGTGGTAGATGCTTCTGGGAACGGCGGCACTCTTCCTGTTGCTCAAGCATCTGTATTGAGTGGTAATACTTTTCCTTTGATAGTGACTTCGCAAAAAACTCCAAGTGCTACGGCATCAGGGGGTAAAAATTCTCTTGACACAAACATTGCCGTTAGACTTTCCGTAGATATTGTAAAATCTCGTCAAAATGGTCATCAAACGTCTTTGACCTCGTGCCGTCTATATGCTCCGCTTTACAAATTTAATCCTTTAGCGGAACAACGCTATTTGTCTCTTGCTCCTACCAAACGAGTTGAATATGAAGATGTATTCCAATACCAATTTAATGGTGTCAATGCTGGAGATACCTTCAATTTCTTGGTTTCAAATGGTATTTCGGACATCCAAAGTGTATTGGTTGTTCCTTTCCTTTCTTCGTCAGCGAATAATGGTATGAATCCATTTTTATCTCCTTATGGAACGGCTGGAGCAACTCCAGACCCTGTACCTCTACAACAATTTAATATTCTACTTTCAGGTGTCAATCTTTTCCTTGAAAATGAAGAATACGATTTTCAGGCATTTTCGCATCAACTTGCTTCGTCCAACCAACTCAATGGTGGTCTCACTACTGGTTTAGGAAGTGGTCTAATTGGTAAATTTGAATTTGAAAACCTTTACCGCTACTACTATGGTAACGCAAGTCGGTCTCTACCAAGTGAAGAAGGTGTATCAAAGTCTGTTCAAATCGTTGGTCGTAACGCATCTGCCCAGCAAATTTCCCTTATGGTCTTTGTGGTTTTTAAAAGGAGCATGACGGTAGATATACAAACTGGTGCGAGAATAATGTGAATTGATTCAATAAGTATTTGAATAAATATTTTATAATTCAATAATATATATGACTACCTATAAACAACGCTTAAATGAAAAATATGGATTAGATAAAGATACGGAACATACTTTAATAGAATTAAAAGATTTGACTGGAGTTCCTATAAAGATTATGAAAGAAGTGGAAAAACGAGGTAAAGGAGCCTACGCAAATAATTTAGGTTCGGTTAGATTAAATGATTTTAGTAAAAACGACGATTTACGAAAAGGAACATCTAAACGATTATCTATAGAACAATGGAGCAAGGCAAGAATTTACGCCTTTTTATTTAAAAGTATATTCCAAAACATGCGATACAAAAAACACGATATGGACTTATTTGACGAATTAAAGAAAAAGAAGATTATTTAGTGGGGTTAGTTTCCCTTTAGAGCAATGTAGTAAATCATTATTGTCAGTATATTTAACCAATTATCTATATATTTTTCATCTATTTCTTGCGAGGAATAAAACGTATCAACCAATACTACATAAAAATCGTAATCGTTCATTTATATAGTATATCAACATTTTTTTTCTTTCGTTATTTATATGGAACAAATTCAGCTGAGCATTTCACCCGCACAAATGACAAAAATACGAAAAGGAATGCCTATTCAAATTAGTCATGGTTCTATGGGTAATGGAGATGTAGTAGTTTCTCTACATCCACAAAACGCAAAGAAAATGATGTCCGCTTTTAAGCGTGGCAAAGGATTACGGATTCAAATGGACGAAGATGAAGTTCGAGCTTCAGGAATATTTGGTAGTTTGAAGAAATTAGGGAAAAAGGTAGAAAAAGGAGTGGTTGATGTAGGAAACAAAGTAGCAAAACCAACAAAAAAAATAATTTCCCAAATACCAAAACCTATTCGAGATGTGTTACAAAATGAGGCACAGGGTCTAATCGATACAACAGGAACTACTTTAGGAATGATGGTTGGACAAGCAACTGGAAATGAAGAATTGGGTGACATGGTTTCACAAGGAATTAGTGATACAGGAAATGAATTCCTTTCAGGACAACGTCTTTCTTTAGGCAGTAAAATTTTGCCTATTGCGAAAAAAAGTGTGAATGTTGTTGTGGATAATATTGAAGACCCGCAATACAGAGCATTAGCAAAACAAATCGTGAAAAAATCAGGTGCTGGATTATATGGCAAAGCAGGTTCAGGTCTTACTGGAAAAGGACTATCAGGTTCTGGACTACATGGTTCAGGATTGTCAGGACGAGGTTTAAGTGGTTCAGGAATGCGAAACAGACAACCTATGTGTGAGGAAGATATGGGACGAGGTCGTAATGTTATACAACCATATCCTAGTCGTGTACCGCGTTTTGAAAAAGGGTCTCAAGAAGCAAAAGATTACATGGCCTCTATTCGTAATAACAAACAAGGTAGTGGATTTTTTTCAAATATTGGAAAACAAATAAAAAGAGGAGCAAAAGAAACAGGAAGAGATTTAAAAAGAGGAGCAAATAAAGGGAAAACCGCTCTATTTGGAAAACGAATTGGAGATGAAGCAGCGTTTGTATTACCTATTGCTGGAACGGTTTTGGGTGCGACAGCTGGTTCTATGGCAGGTGGGGCATTTGGTGGTGCGGCTGGAGGTGCGGCTGGTGGATATGCTGGTAAGGCAGCAGCAGATGAGATTAACAAACGAGGTTACGGAATGAAAGGACGCAGAAATTCTATGGTAAGACCAGCGAGTGATATGCCTACCTTTAGTCCATATGCTACCTTGTATTCTCCGCAAAATCATCCATTTATGCCCCGTAGTAGTTTCCAGAATGGTGGAACGGGCGAACGCATCATGTAAAATAAATATGTATATAAAGTATATGAGTTTAACCAATTTTGATTTACATCGTTTGTGTAAAAGGATGGACTTACCAATAGTGGGTGTATTTAGTAAAGACGAACTAGAACCTATACCTCATCAAATAGGAACATATTACATTAATATGAGCGATGCTCACGAGGCAGGGACACACTTTGTTTGTTTCAAAATCGTTTGCGATGAAGATAGAGATAATTATAAAGGTAAGAAAAATAAAGAGAAAGTATGTGAAGCAATCTACTTTGATAGTTTTGGAATTGACATGCCTATTGAAGTAGCGAATTATTTGAAAAACTTTAGACCAATTGCGTATAGTAACCGACACATTCAAAATATCCATAGTGATGTGTGTGGATGGTATTGTCTGCTATTTGACTATGCACTGGAACATAAGCAAATTGACTCCTCTTATGTAGAAGATTTTGAACGCTTTCTTACCAATTGGAGTGACAATACCATAACCAATACCAAATTATTGAAATCGATATTTAAAGATATACCATAAAATAAAATCTTATATATATGGAGACAAAAACTATCTTTAAATATACAACACAACGCAATGGTATTCACTTTATACTTCACGACAAAATAGAAGCATTTAAGAAAGACCCCTTATTTAAAAACGATGAGATAAATGAAAAATTGAAAGCAGATACATATGGATTGACACCTATTTTTATTATCAATCCTAAAAAAATTAACAAATACACTAATCGAGTTACTCCTTAACTGGTTTAGATTTACATGTTTTATGGTGACGAGACATACTACATTTTTGTAATAGTTTAGAACAAAATTCGCATTCTATTTTTTCTTTATGTTTTTCTGCTATTTTTTCTTTATTTTTTTGGTAACGTTGTTTGTCTTGTTCTTTGTGTTGTTCTTTGTTTTCTTCATGATATTTTTTGTGATTTTGTTTGTTATATTCTTTGTGTTCTTCGTGTGTTCTATAAGGTCTCCTTGTGTTCATTATCACATCTATTTGTTCATATAGTTCTCGTTCTCTTTTACATGCTTCATGTTTATCTTTACAAGGAAACGTTTCGACTAAGAGCATTGACCAATTGTCCCACCCGCCGTTTTCACGGATAATTTTGTATATTTTAAGATTGTGTCCTTTATTTTTCTCGTTATTACACACGGATTTATGACTCCATTTTCGTTTTGTCATATTTATAGTGTGACCTACATAGCATTCCTTTACATTCAAGTCATTACATACAATCTTATACATAATCGTTTTGCTATAATCCATAGGAGTTTTAGGCATTCTTATATTATCTTATATTATTCTTTTAAGTCATTTTATAATTCAATTAAAGATATACCATAAATTTTGATTTAAAAAACTAACAAAAATTTGATTTGGAAATTTGTGGAAATTTTGTGGATTTTGGAAACTTTTTTTGTGGATTTTTTTGGAAATTTGTGGATTTTTTTGTGGATTTTTT